TTTGGCAAAGAATCTTTTTCCCACGGTTGCCACCATTCTCGTTTGAGAATCGCTCCTTCCTCACTAGTCGGGTTCTGCATATACTGAGCCGACCAGTTTCGTATCGGAATAGAGGCTTTGATTTTTTCTAACTCATCCAGTTCCCAATACTCAGGCCACACTGGGTTCCCTGAATCGAGAATCGCTGGAAATGAAACTTGTTTCCAGTTGTCTGCTTTGGGTTCGGTTTGAGCCTTCAAGAGTCTCCCCGTTAAATCGTCCTCGGCCCAACGGGTCATAACCACAAGGATCGAGCCTCCTGGTTGTAAACGTTGTCTGGGTCCTGATACATACCAATCGTATGCACGCTCCATGGCAGTGTCCGACATAGAATCTTGCTCCGTGTGTGGGTCATCAATAATCAATAAATCCGCACCACGACCAGTAATCGAGGAACCTACTCCAGCAGCATAATACTCGCCACCTTGATTTGTTTCCCAACGACCTTTGGCTTTAGAGTCTTCTCTTAATTTTACATCACCAAAAATTTGTTTGTACTCTGGAGAATCAATAATGTTACGAACCTTAGCTCCGAACCTTGCGGCAAGTTCTGTATTGTGGGAAACCTGCATAATTTTTAATTTTGGATACTTACCAATAATCCAAGCGGGGTAGTAAACGGATGCAAATTCAGATTTAGTATGTCTGGGTGGCATATTTATCAAGAGCCTCCCTTTTCTTTGATCAGCTATATCCGTAAACTCTTTAGCTATAATCTGGTGATGGCCCCACTTTTCTAGATCTTTAGATTTTCTACAAATAAAATCGGGCCAAACCTCTTGGACAAAAGCTAGAAAATTATCCTGACAAAGCTTTACATGCTGGATCCAAAGCTTTTCTACCTCGAGCCTCATTTGTTCGGTGGTCATCAATTCTGTTTTCATAAATAACATTATAGTGATTACTAGAATTTTTGCCACCATATTACTTGTGGCTAACTTAACATTTACTCCGTAAATGTTAACCCGCCGCCCGCCAGTATATTATTATATTATTTAATTATGAAATGATTATGAAATGGTATAAGAGCCTTCTAAAAAAAAGGCCCGCGGAAAGCGGGCCAAGGTTCTAGCAAGTATTGGTTATTTATTTATAATATATTAGTCATCACATTCCATAGAATAAATATTATAAAAATAAATAGTATAACAATTAATAAGTCTATCATGATTGCACCGCCTTTAATGTAGTTTGAATATCTTTTGGTTGCTGGTTCATCATCCAGTTAACAGCAGTATTTGCTTTGCTACTCGCTTGAAAGATATAATCAGTGTTATTCTTTAAAGCTTGCAACCAGCTTTTAATATATTGTACATGGTCTTCGCGTGGCTCAACATTATAAAAACCTAAAGTTTGCATAGTGTAAACCGCACCTAATTCCGCAACCAATTCTTCAAAGGCGTAACGCTCGCGGGCCGAATGTTTGTCGTTCGCTATGCGGTTAACGCGTTCTTTGCTTTTTGTCGCGTGTGTATATTCATGCATCAATACAGAGTAATAAGCAATTATACTTTCAAAAGTCTCAATTGGTTGCATCTCTACTTTATCAAGTGATGGGATATAACAGCATCTATCACCATCTACAAAGGAAGTATTGATTTTGCAATTATCTATAAAAGACTCAACCAGTGGGTCGCGTTCCAAAATAACTTTTTTGGTATTTTGCTTTGCAAGTTTGTTTGTATATCTTTCAAAACTTTCATCGTCTAATTGTTCGCAATTGAAAACATTAAACCACTTAACCGACCAGAATTTGTCATAATTTCCAGAAGGTAATTTTTTCTTTTTGTTCTCTACTATTTGAGCCAACATTACTGGATAACTTTTTGAACCCTTTGCAACATCATAGCCCGCATTAGTCCATTGCTTATAGCCTGCAAAATGCGAATACTTATAGTCAAGCGTTGAAAGGTACAACCAATTCACGCCTTTATAAGCTTGTTTTGTAATTGCATTAATAGGAACACCGCCACGCGAAAACCAGCTTTTTTTCCAGTCGTCCGCGTTTACAGTTTCTAATTGAGCGATAATTGAATCAGTAATAATCTTCTTTTTACCTTCTACAAAATCGCGTTGTTTTTCACTTTTATATTTCATTTTTTTAAATCCTCATTTTTGTTTAATTTACTTCTTTATAATAGGCCTATTAAGCTATCATGTCAATAGCTAATTTTAAATTAAAACCCAGCGACTTCATTAGCATATTATTATATTCTAATATTATTATATTCTAATATTATTCTATTCTTATATTCTTATATATTAATAAAGGGCGGGCCGTCCATTAGCATATTATTATATTCTAATATTATGATATGGTATGGTATGGTATGGTATATCATAGCTTCATAGGAAAGTCCAATCAATTCTACTTATGACCCCATAAAATCTTTTTACTGTACATCTTAGCTAGATATGATATATTAATAATGTAAATAACAACAAATGAGGAAATACAAATGAAAGATAAAAAATTAGAAGAACATTTATTACTGATACATGCAGTAGCACACGCACTTAATAAATGGGAATATGAATGGGCAAATGCCACTTCTGATGCTCAACTTGACCACAGTCATGAAAAATGTAAATTTGAAAGAAGAAGGCTAGAAATATTAGTTCGACAACTTGGGAGAATGTAAACCATAACCGAGCCACAAGGAAGTGGCTCTTTTTTTAACTTGCACATTATATTTAGATAGGATAGAATAAGATGTGATTAATAAACAATGAGGACAACGATATGAATCAAGCATGGAATAATCCAAACGCTTTAAAAGATTGGAGTTATATTTATAAAGGTAAAAAGAAATATATAGATGCGTGGGCAATTATATTTCCCCACTGTTCAGATGAACCTAAAAGCTATGTTTTTATGTTGGATGGTAATAGGCAAAAGACATTTAGTGCGGTTCATTTAGCTGAAGCATTATATACAGTTAAGAAGGAATTCCCTGAAGTAAAGGAATATAAATTTCAAGGAGTAATTTAAACTAACCGCGAGAGCCGAAAGGCTCTCGCACTTTTAATGAGGACAAGACAATGGCAAAACAATTTCAAATATATAAAGTAGCAATAGAAATACACGAAGATGATTATAACGATGATTTACGAGTGCGTATATATAATGGTGATAAACTTGTAGACGAGTACGATTATTACGAAGATTTAGACGTAATTGGAGTATCTGCAAATTTAATAACCGACATAAAGGAGGAGTAATGAGTTTATATATAACAGGTTTAGTAGTAGGCATAGGATTAGGATTAATGATTGCAGGGATTGGCCTATTGATGTTCATGGAGTATTCAGACTAGCTATCGAGTTATGGTGGAGTAGATTTTATCCTCATTTAATCTACTTCACTTTTTCTTTTTAAAAAATAATAAAGATAAAGAATAAGATAAGGATATAGATAAAGATCCATATCGTGTCGTTATGATATGATATGATATGGTATGGTATGGTATGGTATGTTACGCGAACATTAGCATAGTCTAATATAATAATATTCTAATATGGTATGGTATAAAAAAGCCCCGCAAGGATCGCGGGGCTTTGATTAAACTACTTAGGGCTTTTGAAACCCACTTCCCCCTTTTTGTAAACTGTACCGCAAGGAGCAATATACAGCTCAGGTTTAAGGGTGGCGTGTGGAACGCCCTTATTAACAAGGGCAATTTGGGCAGGGCTGAACTGCCAATACTCGGCTTTAGTAGTACTCATCATTAAAATCCTCATTTATGATTGAAAGTATATATATTATGTCCTAGCTTAATAGGATAGTCAAGTACTTATTTATCTTTATCTTTAATTATTTTTATACGTTCCCGCCCGCTCCACCCTTCTATCCTATCACAGCTTGATAAGATAGTCCAATCAATTGTTTTTATGACCGCGATTAGTTTTTTTTATTTGACTTTTCAAGAATCATGATCCGCGGAGCATTAGCATAGTCTAATATTCTAATATAATAATATAAGGATATGGTATGAGTATGATATGGTACGCGAATATTAGCATATTCTAATATAGTAATATGGTGATATGGTGATATGATATGGTAGAAACTAAAACCGCTACGCGGTTTTAGTTTCTGGCTCGCTGGAGCATTTCCCGAAGGTTCTCGTCAAAGGTTAGGTCTGGATTGTAGCATGATACACGGCTCACGGAGCGGTCTTCGCGAATCTCGAGAAGTTCGAGGGTGTTCTGCGGGGGTAGTGCATTAAGAATACGAACCACACCACCACACGCTTGATATTTCATATGCCAGTTAATCTGAAACTTAGTTAAGTTCAAATTCTTAGCGTTATTTGCTTTCAGTTCTAACCAGAAGGGGCAATTATCAATGATACCGAAAATGTCAGGTATTCCGCATACTGTGGAGCTTTCTATACGGGTTAAATGCCAATTTTTAGAGGTCTTTTGAATCGAGTTAATCTTTTTCCATAAAATAGATTCGCTTATCTTCATAGGGGGTGCTTTTTCTTAGTAATTTTTGGTAGAATATAACATATAAACCAAAAATGGTGAATTAAAATGCAACAGAAAATCGATAAATTTGGTAATTTTACAGTATCTTTGTTTGATATAGACAACCAACAGGATTCAGATAGATTTATTTACTACTATTTAAGCTTAGATAAGCCTATTAAAAAGAAAATTGAAAATGCTTTTTATCACGCCTACACCAAAAAATTATTAGACAAAGAACAACCCGATATAATACACCATACAGAAAATGGAATTACACATATTGAGGTTCACCCGAAAGACATTCTTTCCAATATAGAAATAATTAAGAAAATTTTACTTACAGATGTTTATGAAGATGAAAACGAATAAACCCGATTTCCCGCTCTATATTGTGGTTTGGAAGGATCACACGGGGGATAGTTCGTGGAAGTCTATTATAGAGATTCAAAAAGAAAAATACGTTCTTGCTTATAGTATTGGCTATCTAATACACAAAGACAAAGATTCTATTAAATTATGCAATACTTACACGTCTGATGGTGGTTGGGGCGGTTTAGATTTAATACTTAAAAACTGTATTGTAGAGATGTACGAAATAGAAGTTCAAGACTAATTCCCCTAATGTCATTCCTTACAAAAAAAAATAAAAAAATAAAATTCCATAGGGACTTCCTCTCTTTTTCCTAAAACTTTAGGAATATTCCTAAAACTTTCCTAAAGTTAAATTCTCTACATTCCTATTGCTACACTATATTTCCTGTTTTCCTAAAACTTTTGCTCTCTAAGACTTTTCATTTAAAAAAAAATCTCTAAGGAAGTGCATTAGGGGGATTGGGATATAAATTCTATTTATTGGGGCTATAAAAACATTTCATTGTACCGTGTCCCGTGATTCATGTATCTTTTCTATATCTTATGTGGATATTAAATAGTAATTGACATATCCTATCCAGATGAGACAATAACAAGGTAATTTAAACTAAAACGAGGACAGAAAAATGGCAATACTAGAACAGGTAAAAAACGACATAGGCGAGCTAACCGCAGAAGAGCATAGAGAATTATCTCTATGGGCAAGGGAATCACTAGCTTTGAAGATCAAACAACACTTAGATATAGGCGGTGCGGTGCAGTTCGAACACAGTGGGGAAGTTGTAGAAGGAACAGTTATTAAGAAAAATCCTTCTAAAGCTAAAATCAAAACCGAAATAGGTACGTGGAACGTGCCTTATCAGTTATTAGACAGAGTTCTTTAATATTAACGGGGGTAGCAATACCCCCACTTTTAATGAGGATAGAAAAAATGAAACATATCACTTTTGAAAATTGTTGTTCCAATGAAAGCGTAACAGAAGAAAACAGAATTAGCTTTGATAACCCTTTTAAACTTGAACATAAATATTCACCTAATATAGGTAATCCTAAATTCAGTTGGTTTTATGTAGAAGATGGGGTGTTGTGGGAAAAAATGTGGAGTGATGAATACGAGTACGAAGTTAAGACAAATATAGAATCTATTCATCAATTACCACCTAATATGCTAATCGGTGAAATAGACGAATTACAGCAAGTTATGTATGCATTTGGTGCGGGTAACTTCAAACTAGAATATTAATCACAATAGAGGATAAAAAAATGGGAAATAGAGCAGTTATAGCAATCAAACAAAAAAACATAGAAATAGCCAATACACCTTGCATTTATTTACATTGGAACGGTGGACGAGATAGTGTAGAGGGTTTTCTTGAAACTCATCATAAATTAGGTATGCGAGGGGCAGAAGATGCAACCTACGCTCTTGCTAGATTAACTCAAATAATCGGAAATGCTTTAGGTGGTGAACTTTCCGTTGGAGTTGGTATTTACAGCCAGCTAGACACCGACAATTACGACAATGGGGTTTATTGGCTCGACAATGTAGACGGTAAATTGCAGATTGTAGAACGTGAATACGAACCCGCTCAAGAACAACAAAATTATGATCTTGAAGAGTTTACCAACGATTGTTTAAAAGCAATGCCCGAATCATATCAACCAACAAAAAAGGGGGTGTAATGAAATTAAATAATGATGAGTTAAATTTATTAGAAATGGTCTTTATGGATAGTCTTGATCTTAATCGAGAATTTAAAGACACCGCTAGAGATATACAAAAACTTTATATTAAAATCTGCAATGAAAGTGAAAGTAAAATAGGTTTATTGGATGCCCTTTTAACTATTGCGAAAAAAAGGGGGGTATAAAATGAAAGATAAAATGGGTTTAGATAGAAATGACTTTGCGACTTATGCGGAATACCGCAAGGCTTACCGTCAGTTATGGGGCAAAAGTTCTGACGGTAAAAAGTCTAGAAAAAAAGCAAAAGATAAATATAG